GGTGATGCTGTGAGCAACCCCAAAGACTTGCAATGTTTTGGTGAGAGTCGATGAGCCAGGCTGGGTTGTAGTGATAGTTACTGGATCAAAGAACTCTAGGTCGAGTGCAGCTGTAATACCTGCATCATAGTTATCTGTGTAAAGGTCAAGGGTAATGGCATCGCATCGCGTAGTTGTTTCAGCCCTAGATGCAACGTAAGCCTGGGCATAGTTGAGAGCTTCTGCGTCTGAGTCCATCAATAGGTTCTGCTGGTTATATGAGTGAATGAAATACTTGTCAATAGATGGCTGGTTGATAGCAGCCTGAGTTGTACCGCCTGTGCGAGTAATCTGGGCTGAGTTGTAGATAAGGACATCGTTAAGAAGCCAGACAGCGTTGAAGTAGGAAAGCCCTGTGCCGTCATCGTTAAACACAACAGGCGTGGCATCGACACTACTGGTTGTAAAGGCTCTGTCCTGGAATACGAACTCACCAGAAGCATTGACATATAAAGAGCCATACTCTGAGAGTTCGACTGTCTGCATGGCTTGCAGGGCTGTTCTAGGGCTACCAGGATCAGCGAGCAAGGTTGTCTGTCCAGGATCTACATCTCGCATGGATGTAGGCCAAGATATAGCATCGAGCAATTTATTGATACGAGTGCCAGATAACTGTCCAGCGCCCGAATCGGTGACTGTTGATATTTGAGCGTTCTGAGCCAATCTGAAAGCGTCAACGGCCTGGATTGTTGTATAAACTATTTCTCCAACATCTTTCGGAGTAGTTGTTGAGTAGCTTGTAATAAATCCCGAAAAGATTGGATAAACAACTGTATTCCAAGTTGCAGTTATTTGAACCTTACGCATTGGATTAAGAAGTCCCGCAAAAGGACTTGACAAATTCTGGGGATTGAAATCACCATTCTGATCTACAATTCGAAGGCTTAACTCACCTGTCTGAAATTGGTCAGCCTGAGCATTGCGCCCACGTTTGGTATCAATTCTATCAACCTGATTAGATACATCGACAATGACTGCTGTGCTATCCGCTAAAACATTTACTCCAAAAATACCTGAACCAATAATGAACGCCTGAGCAAAAGCTGGCCCAGTGCTAAAGTTAATGGTTACATTTATCGTTGGAATGGCCACTAGATTGCTCCAGCGTAAGTTGTGGAACTTCCGTATCTATTAAGGTCTTGGATAGCGTTCTGGACAACTGATGCAATCTGTTGATCGCCAATTCCTGATGCGTTGATGTTGTATATAACTGGCGCACCACCACCGCCTGCTCTACCTGCGCCAGCTAGTCCACCATAGTTATTAGGGCCAATATTACTCATGCCGCTACCAAAACCTTCGTATCCATTGGGAGTACTTGGTGTAAAGGCTTGCCAGTTAGGGCCTAGATTTGTTGGCACAATCGCTGCTGCGGCTAATAAGGTTGCAAGCATTTGTTGTAGAGTCGCCAACCAGTCTGTAAATGGATTAGGCACGTCTCCTAGGCCAACCATTACTCCACGCAAATCACCAAGTAACTTAGCATCTTGGTTAATTGCTGAAGCAAGTTGAACCGCTGCATTTAGGTTTCCAGAATTGATTGCATCTTCAAGATCAAGGATTTGTGTTTTTAAGCGAATACGTACTTTATCTTCTTCGGTCTGCTTATTCATTGCAGCAGCTTGCAATCCAATACGCTCTATATCAAATAACTTTTCTGCTTGATTAAGCAGAGCCGATGCTTTGTCTAAAGCAGCTGTTTTCTTCTTCTCGTCTGCAATTTTCTTTAGATTGGCAAGACGAGCCTTTTCAGTTGATAAAAGTTTAGCAGCAGCTTCTCGCGCTGCTTTATCAGCTTTCTTTTGTCTGGCGAGTTGCTCAGCGGCTGCCCTATCAATAGCCAAGCGTTCGCCTGGTGATTGAGCTGGAGTACCTGCTCTGGTAAGTTTATTTCGAGCAGCAAAATCGCCAAATAATTTGATTGGGTTGTACTGAGCAACATCGCCAAAAGCACCAAAAAGGTCTTTCAAAATTGGTATAGATTTGAGTTTAGAAGTCAAAAGTCCTACGCCATAAATGACGTTACCGATCTGAGTAGCAAAGCCTTCCATTGCTGTGGTCGCGCCGCCAATACCCTCTGGGCCTGAAACTAATTGCATTGCGGCTAAGAGATCAGTTCCGATAATTACCTTGGCTGCATCTGCTGAATTGGCGAGGACTTGGAATTGTCCTGCTGGAGTGTCTCTTAAACTTTTATTGAAATCTTTGTAAGTAGAATTTAGAACTTTTACCAGAGCTGCTGCGCGTTCGGCTTCTGTTCCGTTGGCTATGAGGTTCTTAGTATTTTTGTCAAGAATAAAGCCTACGGAAGTAAGCGCCTTAAAATTACCCTGCAAGGCTTGAGCAAGCCCATTGGTCATTGACTTAAATTCTCCTGCTGATGCAGTAGCTCCCTTTTCGGCAGTTACATAATCAAGAATGGCTGGAGTAAGGGTCTGAATTGTGGAAAGTTGTAAATCGAATGTTGCAAGTTGTGATTGAACTTGAGTGACATTTCCACCAGATACAACGCCCACTTTTTCTAAAGCGGCTGCTTGTTGGTTAAGAATATCAACCTGTTCTTTTGTTGCCCCATTTGTTACCTTTAGGAGTTGTGCTAAGCGTTGCTGTTGAGCCTGTGCTTCAAGCGATGCTCTAACAGCAGCTTTTCCATAGTTGATAACAGCAGCAGCACTAAAGGCTAAACCTAAAGTTTTTGCAAGGTTCTTGACTGATTTGCCTAGTTTTTCTGTGGCGCTTTCAGCCTGCTTGAATCCTTTGGCATCTAACTTGGAACCAATGACAATCTCTGGTAATGCCATTAGGCGACCTTCCTTAGAACAGTTCCTTTAGTTCTTGCGTTAAAGGTTGTAGAGGCTTTATCAATAGCCTTCAAAGCTGCACCCTCGGCCCTGCCAAGTGACTCAGCCCAAGCACGATAAATTAAACGGCCTTGGCCTTTTTTACTTGATGCAATAGGTGGCAAGTTCTTAATGAATTGTTCACCTGCACCTTCATAAGAAGAATGTGAATACTTGTTTCCTTTAGGGCCTTTGGGGCCAACCCAAGGCTGACCTTGAGAATTCTTAACGCCTGCTTGCTCATAAATAGCACCAGCAGCGGTTCTGTTGTAAATCTTAGCCATGCCAGAAAAACCATTACGATTTATCTTTGTTGCGCTAGTTGAGAAACCAATGCCACGTTTGATTGCAGATGAATCATATTGTGGGAAAGCTGCGCCTGTAGATTTGCTGTCACTCCAATTACTCATTGGGTTGGACTCAACGTAGCCTCTAGCCCTGCTGACAACTGGAGAAAGAGCTTTGCGAAGTTCTGCTTTGAGTTCTTTATCTAAATCAGGCGCAAAGCGGCGAAGTGCTTTACGTAGATCAGAGTTACCTCTTAATTCTACGACTGGCATCTCTCGCCTCCTTTGCTTCATCCTGTAGAACCTTTACTAGGTTCTTTAGCATTATTTCATCTAGCTCTAACAAATGTTGTGGCGAGATTCCCAACCTCACGCTTAATTTGGCAATGAGATAGGTGATGGAATCTCGCCCTAAAGGGAAGGGTCTGAATCTAAAACTTCGACCGAAATCAAAGTTTCTATGAAGCCTTCCCCATAGGGTTTAATCGTTTCACCCGAACGCTTGATACATTCATGAGCTAGGAAAAAGATGTCCGACTGTTTCTGATCCTCAATAAAGGCTTTGTGAAAGCCCTTCTTTGCGAATACCTCAAACGCGTACTGAATGATTGGAGTAATTTCATACTCACCAATCGATCCATCAACCCTTGTTATCTTTAATTTAGCCATTTTTTGCCCCTTAGTTTAGTTGGTTACCAAGTACCTGTTGTTGCGTAAGATGTCTTACTGTTACAGGTAAATGTGATGTCAATCATTGCTTCATCAGCGACAGCACCATTTATGTCGGTCAAATTATCTACAAACAAAGTGCCTGAATACAAAACATTTGTTGCTGATACTGCTGCTGAAGTGTCTTGAATTGCTTCGAAGGCGACTGTAGTTCCAAAGGCTGCTTGAAGTGTTGCAAGAACGCTTCCTGCTGATGTGTCGTTCAAGAATGTTACTGTGACAGTATCCGCTGCCAATCCAGCAACGTACTTATGAGCTGTATCGCCCATCGCACTGACCTCGATAGAATCTACTACGCGGTTTAACTGAAAATTTGTTACATGGTCAGAAAGATTGACTGTGGCAATCTTGAACCCGACTTTATTGTTTAAGAAAATTGCCATTGATTATTCCTCATCTTTCTTGGTTGCTGCTGGCTTTGGTGCTGATGGTGCTACCTGCCCGATTTTTTTCAGGAAGGCTTCTGTTTCTTTGTCATAATCGGACATACTAGCTCCAGGTTGTTAGGACGGAAATTGACAATTCACATGTCAGCAATGATCCAGAGTCAGCGTTTAATACGCTTGGCTGGCTTACTGCTCCCACATTATATGTCAAACTTGATGCTGCGAGTTTATTGAACACGCCAACTAAGGCTGTTTCAATTCCATTGAGATTTCCCTCATTGTCAAACAGAGGTACTGTGATGATAATCTTAAAATTGGCTTTAGGAGCAATAGTGTTGTGTTGATTATTGGCTCTAAATAAGGTGAATCTGGTGCAACGATGACTGAATTGGCAAGAACTGTAGCTGGTGGAAAAGCAAAGACCTGGTAGACTGCGTTATCTACTAATGCAGATGCAATCGTGGTTCTGAGAGTAGTGAGAGCAACTGGCATGGCCTACCCGATAAGCGATCTTGGATCGAGTGCGTGAGCAATAAGCCCTCTGACCTTTGCTAAGAGTTGTGCAGACATTCTGTAAGGTGATGGTTGGAAGTCCACAAGATTTGAACCACCTAAAGTTGCGGTGCGTGCCTGCCAAATATCAACACTTACCATGAGCGCTGCTTGCTGGACTGCTAAATCAAGTGTGTAATCGACATAAGTTTCTGCTGCGACTTGACCCAAAGGATTTACTGGGTGATAAGGCGCTGCTGTGTTGTTATTGCCTGAGATTGCATAGGTAATGCTGTATTCACCAACGCCTGTAATTGTCTTATTGCCGTTGTGCTTTGATCCGTTGCCTGAGACGACAACTGTCTGGCCTACATAAAATGTTTCTGCTACTGAAGTCTCAAAATAAAGTGTGCCTGTGTTTGTTGTATTGCTATGGGCTACGTTAAAAGAGTAGTTATTCCATAGCATTGGAAGTAGGACTGCATCTGTAGCGTCACACACTTCCTGTAAAACGGCATCTGTGTACAACGTACCGACTCCGAGCGTGGTGCGGAGTTCTGAGACTGTTGTCAATGCCATTTGCAATCCTTTCTAAAGACTGGGAGTGGAGCAAGGGCTGCGCCCCACTCCCAGCGACTTAAGTTACTTACTGATTAAGTAAGATTGAAGCGGCGAACGCCAGCTCCCGCTTTGCTTACATAAATTGCTAGGTAAGCGTACATGTTGATTTCAACTTCGCCTGTTGTCAAAACATTGACACGAAGGTTTGTTGTTGGTGATTCCCAGACATAAACTGAATCTGGTGCAACTAGGAATGCTGACTCATCAATGATTCCTGAAGTTGTGATGTTATGATCGATGATTAAATCTGTGCCTAGGATATTGCCGACAGTTGAAGAACCTGAAGCAGTACCTGAAGCGTTGTAAGTTGCGTTTTGTGCTGAGTACAGCGCTCGTCCAGTGGTATCCGCGTATCC